GTTGAGCACTATGTCTACACAACAGCGTCAGCTGCGGTTGTTTTGTGGCATGAAGGCCACCATAACATCCACACCACACTATGGGCAGCATTAATTGGCGTAATTGCGCCAGTCGTTGCAAAGCTTAACCCACGCGGTGCTGTAGCAAAGCTTGCTAAAGAAGAGCACCTAAACGCAGCAACCACAGCCGCTCTCCAGACTGTAGCAGCATCTGCTGTTGCAGACGCTCAAAAGGTAGTCGCTAAGGCTGCCGTAGATGCTGCTGCTTCAGTAGCTAAGTAAGTAGTCACACCAGAAGAGCGCCCTTTGGGGCGCTCTTTTGCTATACTGGGGCAGTATCTAGGAGGATTATATGAAGTGCGATAACTGTTCTAATGAGGCTGTATACAGCCATATAGAGCCCGGAGTAAGCCCCGCCCACTATTGCGGTAACTGCTTGCCACACTGGTTAAATGAGCGAGCAATTGCTGGTCATTTCCCTCTTCTTACGACTGTTCATAAGAACGTTGAACGTTCTTTAGAGCAAATCGATGAAGACATGCAGAAGATTATTGATAAAACAGAAGCAGAGTTAAAAAAGGTATCTAAGAAAAAGGCTGCACCTACTGCAACAGAAGCGCCAGTAGATGAGAATAATTAGGCATCAGGCTAAGCAGGTTCACCCTCTACCCACTTCAGTAACGGATCCTAAAGGCCCTTTCCCTAGAGAGCTTTTTGACGAGCCTGAGATTGTCACTAACTACGACACATCTGAGTACGGAGGAGACATCCCGCTAGGAGGAACTGCTCAAAACAACTACAAGCCTCCTCGCTACTTAAGGTGCTCGGAATGCCTAGTCAGGGTATTAGAAACTGAGACTGACGACCACGTTTGTGAGGAATAATGGCACGCAAAAGTCTTAAAGATCAGATGGCGGAGAACTTCAAGGAGTCCTTGGCTGTACATGGGGGCCTTGATGATCAAATGCAACTTGATATCCAAGTCCCAAATGATGTATCAAATGTTGGTTCGGAAACTAGGACAGCCCCTACTCAAAAGCCTTCCAGGCCTAGGGCCTTAACCATTGCTTATAACCCAAATACAAAAGTGGTTTATATCGTATTTAGAACAAACCACTGGCACCAATACAATGACGTTTCTACTGACGTCTGGTTAGGGCTTAAGAACAGCCCATCAACCAATGACTACCTACCTACCCTAGAGGACGCATGCTCATCCCACGGCCCAGCTCAGCTTATAAATCTGTCTGCTGGTACACTTGCCCGTATAAGCGACACAGCTGCGTCTGCGTCAAAGATTCAAAAAGGTAAGCTAACTAACTGGAAAGCTGCCGACTTATTTAAGGAGTAGCAGGTGAAGACATTCGGACCACTATATGTAGGAAAGCTTAAGTACTACCACCGTAACTTTCTACCAATCGTAGAGGTCGGCACTACGCGCGAAACAGACATGCCTTATCGTCACGGCCGCTGCTTAGTATTTAGGGTTCCTTTTACAAAGCCCGGTTTTTACGCAGGCATCTTGTTTAAAGATGTAGACCATCCAGAATGGCTTACAGATGATGAGATCGATGAGATCTTAGTTAAAGCGCTTAAGTCACGGGTAGTAGACCATAATAAGGGCCTCAATGTTCCGCAAAACTAAAGAGATCTGGATTAAACCCTTTTCACAAAAAGTCGCTACTCGAGTTGCCAAGATTCCAACAGGTGAGTTGGAGATGTGGATTGACAACGCTATTTACGACGTAGGGCGCTGCCTATCTCTATATCAGAAGAGTCGTGAGCAAGTTTATTTAGATGAAGCGTTAAATGGAGCCGAGGCCTTGCACGCAGTTATTGATCAGCTGCACAGTCGTATGACACGCCGATAAATATATTTATCGACATTTGTGTTACACTTAGGTGCCTCTCTTCCTCTCCCCCGTGGCGGCAGCAAAGGGTCTGGGTTTAATAACCCAGACTTTTTGTTTCAATCTAAAATAGGCGTATATGGATCAATTATTAGACGAAGAAGACGACGAGTTCTATCCGGAAGAATCTGAAGACCTTGCTCCAGAAGAAGAGGTCGAAGAACTGGATGAACTCTCTAAAGAGTTTGTCAAAAAGCTTGTAGATCGCTGTATCCAATTCCAGACAGCGCTGGTTGGACACGAGCTTCACCCCTATCAAATGCCTCTAGCTAGACGCATCATCGAGTCTGTAATCATTAATGACGGTGAAGAAATTACCGCTCTCGCGGCTCGTCAGTCAGGTAAGTCAGAGACAATTGCCAACACAGTAGCTACTTTGATGGTTTTACTTCCTCGCCTAGCAAAGATGTATCCGGACCTTCTAGGGCAATTTAAAGACGGCATTTGGATCGGCATGTTTGCTCCAGTTGAGGGCCAGGTTGAAACTCTATTTGGTAGAACAATTAACCGCCTAACCTCTGAAAAAGCTCAAGAGATCCTAGGTGACCCTGAGATCGACGATAGCCTTGGAAAAGTGCCGGGAGTCACACGACAGATCAAACTTAAAAACTCAGGCAGTAGCCTCATGATGATGACCGCTAACCCAAGAGCTAAGATCGAATCTAAGTCGTTCCATCTAATCGTTATTGACGAGTGTCAAGAGGCGGATGACTTTGTAGTATCTAAATCTATCTCACCTATGTTAGCTTACTACTCAGGTACTATGGTTAAGACAGGTACGCCGACAACACACAAGAATAACTTTTACCGTTCAATTAAGTTAAATGAGCGGCGTCAAACAGCTAGAACTAGCCGACAGAACCACTTCCAATGGGACTACCGAGACGTAGCAAAGTACAACGAAAACTACGGAAAGTTCATCAAGAAAGAGATGCTTCGTGTAGGCGAGGACTCAGATGAATTCCAGATGTCTTACAACTGCAAGTGGCTTCTTGAACGCGGTATGTTCGTTACATCAACTCTTATGGATGAGCTGGGCGATACCTCTCAGGAGATTGTAAAAGCTTGGCACCGCTCTCCAGTTGTAGTTGGCATTGACCCAGCTCGTAAACTTGACTCAACCGTAGTAACTGTGGTCTGGGTTGACTGGGATCGTCCAGATGAATTTGGTTATTACGACCACCGCATCCTTAACTGGCTTGAGATCCAAGGAGATGACTGGGAAGATCAATACTTCCAGATCGTAACCTTCTTACAGAGTTACGACGTTATCGCTGTTGGAGTTGACGCAAATGGTGTTGGTGATGCAGTAGCTCAGCGGTTAAAGCTCCTTCTACCAAAGTCAGAGGTTCACTCTCTAGGCAGTAGCCAACCTGAGCAGTCTAAGCGTTGGAAGCACCTAAAAGCCCTAATTGACCGCCGTATGATCGGATGGCCAGCCCACGCTAAAACCCGCCGTCTTCGTACGTGGAAGCGCTTTTACCAGCAGATGACTGACCTAGAAACCAAGTTTACTGGCCCTAACTTCTTAGCTAAAGCTCCAGACGAAGCTCATGCGCATGATGACTTTGCAGACAGCCTAGCTATTGCTGTGTCACTAACCATGGATTTAACGATGCCATCTGTAGAAGTTAGCAGCTCTCCGTTTTTCCGTTAAGACTTTACGCTGACTGTACGGCATTTATGTAGCACACTTTTCTATGAGGTACCTCAAACCTATAAGGAGTTATACAATGGCAATTGCACCAGATCCAAAGTTCCCAGAGCGTCCAGGTAACGTTTACGACCGTAAAGTTTCCCCAGCTTCTGCAGGACAACGCGGACCTCTTCGTTTTGAAGAGGGAATCGCAACAGACACAGACGTTCCAAACGAATTCTCAAAGGGCGCTATGCAGGGCTATGAGCCTGCAGCAGGTCGTCCAAACCGTAACCAGAACGTATTTGAGAAGCTTCCAGAAGAGACAATGCGTGAGCGTGCTCACGTTGGTTCTGCTGCTTGGGTAGAAGCTCCATCACATCTTTCTGAGTTTGCAGCGGGTGGTTTTGCTGATCACGGAGATAACCGCATTGAAGAAGTAATGCGCAATGGCTCCCATCAGTTCCCACACAACGCAGCTGTAGTCCAGGACTAAGTTTCCTAAATCTAGCTCCCCGCCGTCCTTCGGGATTGGCGGGGTTTTAGGGATTAACTATGGCACTCATCTCAGGTAAAGAGGTTAAAGAGACCCCTACGCAGGAGCCTGCTAACCCAAAGCTCTGGAACATGTTGACTGCGCAAGCGCGCTCCAAGTTCCGTACCTATCCATCTCCAGCTGCTGCGCACTGGGTTCACGCTAGATACGTCCAAATGGGCGGTCAGTTTGTTAAATCCAAAAAAGAAGTAGACCCTCGTTTCAGAGACTATGTGCATGAAGCTCAAGAGAAAAAAGAAGAGCAGCAAAAGAAAAAAGTAACAAAGCCTGTTGGCAAGAACTTAATCAAAGGTGAGCGTTTCAAGTAAGCGTGTCGCTTTAAAGATTTATCGACATTTAGCAGTACCCTTATACAACTACAGGGAAAGAGGTGATTGGTGAGCTCTATTGATTTCTCGCCTCCGAGTTATCGTGCAGCGTCTTCCGATCTAACCATCTCCATCTCCCCGCTGGGATTAGTAGAACTAGCGGATGAAGAGTTTGAAGTACACGGTCCACGACTAAACCGTTATAGCCTTAACTGGGCTATGTATCTGGGCCACCACTGGTCTTATCGCCGTCAAACAGGCGAGACCCAAATGGCACTTAACTATTACCGCGCTTTTACAGATTTCATCATTAACTTCACATTCGGTAAGGGTGTTAACTTCCGTAGCCCTAAAGAAACAGAAGCAATTGTCCCTGACCTTCTTGAAAGAGTCTGGGAAGTAGATAACAACAAAGCGACAGTACTTTGGGAAATTGGTCAACAGGGCTCAGTATCTGGAGACTGCTTTATTAAGGTTGCTTATGAAGAACCTTATAGAGACCCAGCTGGACGTGAACACCCAGGACGAGTTCGTATTCTTCCCCTGAACTCGTCTTTTGCATTCCCAGAGTTTCACCCACACGATCGTGAGCGCCTAATTCGGTTTAAGCTAAAGTACCGTTTCTGGGGCACATCACTAGAAGGAACACGTCAAGTATTCACTTATACGGAAATCTTGACAGACGACGTAATCGAGGAATACATCAATGACGAACTTATTGACTCGCGCCCTAATCCGCTTGGCGTTATCCCTGTTATACATATACCTAACGTGCGTATCTCTGGTTCTCCTTGGGGTCTATCTGATTGCAACGATATTATTAACATTAACCGGGCTTATAACGAAACTGCTACTGACATTGCCGACATTGTTAATTACCATGCTGCTCCGGTTACAGTCATCATTGGCGCCAAAGCGTCTCAGCTCGAAAAAGGCGCAAACAAAGTATGGGGCGGTTTGCCTAAAGATGCTAAAGTGGAGAACCTCGAAGGTGGAGCACAAGGCCTAAAGGGTGCTATGGAGTTCATGGCGCTTCTAAAGAAGTCCATGCACGAAATGGTTGGTGTTCCTGAGACCGCGCTAGGACAGGCACAACCTGTATCCAACACATCTGGCGTAGCTCTTAGCATCCAGTTCCAGCCTTTGATGAACCGCTACCACCAGAAGATTATTCAATATGCGCACGGGCTACAACGCGTTAATGAGCTTATCCTTTTGAACCTTGCCCTTAAAGAGCCAGAGAAGTTCACTTGGGATCCAAATGCAAGCACCGTACCTCTTAAAGAAGGTCAGCTTGCACAACTAGACTTTAATGACCCAATCACTTATCAGTCTTACATTCACTTTCCACAGCCTCTGCCTCTTGACCGCCTGATCGCGCTCAACGAGATCCAGTCAAAGCTATCTCTTGGGCTTGAGTCTAAGGAAGGCGCACTTCGTACTCTTGGTGAGGAATTCCCAGCAGAGAAGCTCACAGAAATACGTCAAGAGCTTCAAGACGATGCCATTGCTGATGGCGCACTCAAGCTTATACAAACACAGATCGATCAGGATATTGCAGCCATTACTGGCGCTATACCTGGCGGTGAAGGTGGATCTGCTCAACCTATGACTTCATCTGGCCCTAATGGTGAACAGATCCCTAATACCCCATCGTCTCCAATAGTTATGGACGATGCGACAATCGCAGCTCAACTCGGAGAGCAAGGCCTCCGTACGAAGCTGGTAACTAATGCTTACGGTACAAAACTCCCACAGAGGAGGGTGCCGGAAGACTACGAAAAATAAAGTGCTTTGCACTGACAATTTCGTAGCGTAACGAGAAAATAGAAGTACACGTTAGGTCATATGAGCTCTCACATCGGAAAACGACCCCTAGGATAAAAGGATATAAGCATGTCAGAAACTGCACAACAAATGGCAGATGCTTTTGAAGCTGAAGCCAACACCGCTCCAGTCGTAAATGTGTCGGGCGTTGACGCGCCTGCTGCTACAACAATTGGACTAGAGACTGAAACGACTAGGACTCAAAAGTTTTATACTGATGAGGATCTAGCCCGTGTTCGTTCTCAAGAGAAGGACAAGTTGTACCCAGAGATCGAACGATTGAAGGAACAAGTAGCGCTTCTCTCAAAGGAAAAAGAAGAAAAAGCAGCTCGCAAGGCCGCTGAAGCCGCTGATGAAGAGGCTAAACAGCGCGCAAAGTTGGAAGAGGAACTAGACGCAAAAGGTCTAGTCGAACTAAAGACTCGCGAATTGCAAGAGCAGTTGGAGCGTGAGCGTCAGGAACGCGAACACGCCTTCGCTCTTCTGGAGAAGGAACGTACGTTTGCAGATTTGCAGGCTTATCGTCAGCAGTTAGTAGAGCAAGAACGCGAAGCTATCATTCCAGACCTTCTTGATCTTATTCAGGGTAATACCCGTGAAGAGATTCAAGCAAGTGTAGAAGGATTGAAAGCCCGCTCAGAACGTATCCTTGAATCGGCGCAGTCTGCTATGCAGAATGCACGCAAGGAAATGCGCGGTGCTAGCACAAATGCACCAACAGCTGGACCTTTGGAAAGCAACATGGAATCACGTCAGTTCACGGCCGCGGACATCCAGGCCATGTCGGTAAACGAGTACGCAAAGTATCGAGACAAGCTGATGAGTGATCGTGCTCGCGGCAAGTCTTCAGGGCTTCTCGGCTAAACCCCCCAACCCTAAAAAAACTACTTATAAGGAGTCAAGTTAAATGGCATCAGGTATCACAGGTACCGGCAATCTCGCCGCCTCACCAACAGCCTATTCGGGTACAAACACCCAACTTACTCAAGCCATTCAAACGATTTGGTCCAAGGAAATCTTGTTCCAGGCAATGCCAATTCTTCGTTTTGAACAGTTTGCAGTAAAGAAGACTGAACTAGGAGTTGCTCCTGGTCTTCAGATCAACTTCATGCGTTACAACAACCTCGGCTTTGCTTCACCGCTCGTCGAAGGTGTTCGTATGCAGACAAACGCACTTACAGCTCAACAGTTCTCAATCACAGTAACAGAGCATGGTTACGCTCTTGCTGTTTCTGAGCTTCTTTTGAACGCTTCATTTGATGACGTAATGGCTTCGGCTTCACGTCTTCTTGGTCGTAACATGGCTATCTACCTTGATCAGCTCTCACGCGACACACTCTACTCAGCTTCTTCAACCATCTACGGTGAAGATCGCTCAAACGTAACAGCTGTTAACAGCTGGTACGCATACGGTACAGAAGCAACCTCACGTGCAACACTTACAGGTGCCTCATACCTCACACCTCGTACAATTAAGGATGCTGCCGAGACATTGGCAACCAAGAACATCCCACGCTTGGGCGAGACATACGTAGCATTCGTTCACCCTCACCAATCACGTCGTCTTCGTGATATGCCTGAGTTCATCGAAGTTACAAAGTACGCTGCTCCAGGAAACTTCATGCTCGGTGAGATCGGTCGTTTGTACGACACAGTCTTCATTGAGACAACACAGGTTCTCAAAGTTCCTGGTGGTGCTGGTGCTGGTTACACAACTGATACTGCTGTTGCTAACCCAACAGTCGTACCTGGCGGAGGTTACACAACCCCTGCAACACTAACCGGTAACGGTTCATCTGACCGCTACTCAGCTATCTTCATTGGAGATAACGCATTCGGTCACGCTATCTCACTCCCAGTCGAGCTCCGCGATGGCGGTATCTTGGACTTCGGTCGTGAGCACGCGCTTGCTTGGTACTCAATCTTCGGACTTGGCCTTATCACAGACCAGTCTGTTGTTATTGCAGAAACCAACTAATAACACCCAGCTTAAAGGGCGGGGCTTCGGCCCCGCCTTATTTTAACCGAGACATTAAATAGGAGAATCTAATGGCAGCAAAGTCAAAACCCACTGATGTAACAGGTCGCATGCGCGAACAGCTACAAGAGCAAGCTCTTGAAGCTCAACAAGACGCAGCGAACAAGATGTCTATGGCAACAGCTCAGGCGAAGATTGATCTTGAATCAAACGTCATTGATGCTACCAAGCCAGGACGTCAAGAAGTAATTGTTGATAACGCTATTACAGTAGCTAATCCAGATGAAGAGACTGTAGAAATCCGCGTAGTCCAAGATATTGAGAACATGACTCTAGGGCACGGAAACAACTACAGCTTTAAGGCTGGACAGAAGTACAACGTTACTCGGCATGTAGCCAATCACCTTAAGGAAAAAGGCTACCTAGCAGGCGTTATTTAATAATAACCTGTTTAGAAGTGGGCGCCTTTAAGGGCGCCTTCTTCGTTTATACAGACTTTTTTAATTTTTATTGACATGATTAGACATACCGTAACGTAGGGAGTTTTTGTGGCTGTTCTTTCTGACATACTCTCTAGAGTTCGTCTAGAGCTAGGTGATCTGCAAAAGAACTTTACCTTCACCGCTACTGGCGATGGGGTTACTAAAGCATTTCCAACAGGAATCAAACCTATCGAGCTCACCAATCTGTACATCACAGTTAACGGATCTCCAGTACTTTACCCATCTGGATACTCTTTAGAGCCTGATACAGGCATTGTTACCTTTGCTACAGCTCCTGCAGCCAACTCAGCAATAACTATTCAAGGGCTGCAAGATAGATACTTTCTTGACTCAGAGATAACAAATTTTGTTAATGACGCTGTTGCTCAGCATACGAATAACAGAACAGATGCTTTTGGCAGCGTAGTGACTCTTGCAATGATCCCTCCTGTTGAGGAGTACCCGCTAGCTATTCTTGCGACTATTGAGGGCCTATGGGCACTTGCCACAGACGCCGCATTTGATATTGATATCACTGCCCCTGATGGAGTGCACATCCCGCGTGCCCAACGATATAGCCAGCTAACTTCTATTATTCAGCAGCGTTGGGAGCAGTATCGTATGCTCTGCTCACAGCTCAACGTAGGACTATGGCGTATTGAGATGGGAACTCTCATCAGAACCTCTCGTACAACAAACCGTTATGTACCTATCTACATGGGTCAAGAGATCGACGACTCACGAGTTCCAGAGCGCGTGTACATTACAAACGATCTTACTGGCCGCTCACCTCTTCCAGAAACAGCTGGGGTATACGACCTGCTTATTTACCAGGGCAACTCTTGGTCTCAAGAATTTACATTCCCATTTGACGTTTCAAACCTTGAATTTACGGCTCAAATTAGAACTTACCCTAACGCACCCTCTTTGTACGCGACGTTTACTATCAGTATCGTAGATGGGCCTAACGGAATAATTCAACTGTCCTTAGACCCTTCAGACACACAATACTTACCTGTTAGAGGGTTCTGGGACCTACTTACTACCAACCCGTCTCAACCAGGCTTCGCACAAACCTACCTGCGCGGTCAAGTCTTTGTTCAGCAATCAGTTACAGATTCATCAGGAGCATTGGACGGTAGCTGGTAATGACTTACGTATATCCTTCTGATCAACCCGTTGTCGTTACAGTAACACCAACAACGCCCGCTCCTGCAAATGTAACTAACATCTATGCTGGTGCTCTTAACGCTCCTTTAGTGGCCTACCATTTCGTACAAAATACCCCAGCATCCAGCTGGGTAATAAATCATAATTTAGACTTCTACCCTAACGTTACAGTTCAAGATTCTGCTGGTAACATTGTAGAAGGAGAAATTTCGTATACTGATTCGCGGCACCTTACGGTCACATTTAACTCAGCTTTTAGTGGAAACGCATACCTCTCGTAAGGAGAAATAGTAAATGGCACGTAGTTTCTTAACCCCTATCAATCTGAATAAGCTTGAGCTTCAAAATGCTCGTATTCAGAACCTTGCGACGGCTCCTTCTTCTCCTGTCGTAGGTCAGATTTACTACGACACTTCGCTCAACGGCCTATACATATATAACGGCACAGCATGGGCACTTGCTGGTGGAATCAGTGCAGGAACACTATCTTCCCGCCCACTAGCTAACGCAGTTGCTGCTGGAACATTTTATTATGCAACCGACAACTTCTTAATCTACTACTCCAACGGTTCTACTTGGCAGCAGGTTGACAACTTCGGTTCAGGTCAATCAACCTCTATCTCTATTACAGCTTCAAGCGCTGATGGAACATCGACTAACTTTGCTCGCGCAGATCACACCCACGCAGGTCCTGGCTTTGGAACAGTAGTAACCGGAACCTCTTATGGTCAAACATCGACCTCAGGTTCTGCCTCAACAGTTGCTCGTTCTGACCACTCACACGGAACACCTTCACTTGGTGCTTTAACACCTACAGCAATCACCTCTACAACAGGTGCAGCAGGCTCTGCTTCTACAGCAAGCGCATCTGACCACTCTCACGGATTTACTCCAGCTGACTTTACTCTTGATACATTTGGCGCCCCTGTTGCCAACGTTTCTCTCAACACCTATAAGATCACAAATCTTGGAACACCAACATCTGCAACAGATGCTGCAACAAAAGGATATGTTGATTCAGTTGCTGAGGGCCTTTATGTTCTTGGATCTGTACGCACAGCAACAAGTACTTCTCTTACGCTCTCTGCAACTTTAACTTCTCTTAGCGGAGTTGCTCTTAACAACGGCGACCGCATCCTTGTAAAGAACCAGGCAACAGCCACGCAAAACGGTATCTATACATATAACTCGTCAACTCAACTTCTAGTTGCCTCTACAAACCTTGAAGATACAAGCCTTAAAGAAGGCACATTCGTATTTGTAGAAGAGGGAACCTACGCAACTCAGGGCTGGATTATCACAGCATACTCTGCCGGAGCTTCCACCTGGACACAGTTCTCAGCTGCTGGCGAGTACACAGCCGGTAACGGCATCACTATCAGCGGAGCTTCAATTGCCTTCAATCCAATCTCAACAGGTGGTTTGCAAGCAAGCGGAACTGGCGCTTCGATTCTTCTACCTTCAACATCAGGTCTTACAACTACATCTTCTGGTCTTAGCATCAACCCTACGAGCACAGGCGGCTTAACCACCAGCTCTTCAGGTATCTTAATTAAGCTCGCTACAACATCAGGTTTGGTTACAGACTCAACAGGCCTCTACGTTGGCGCCGGTACAGGTATCGTTGTTAACACTAACAACGTTGCTATCGATACCACGCTAGTTGTTCGCAAGTACGCAACAACAATCGGTAATAACTCAGCAACATCATTTACAGTAACCCACAACCTCGGAACACAAGACGTTATAGTAGCGATCTACGACACAGCAACCTATGTTGAGTACGAAGCAGATATCACGCATTCGACTACAAATACAATTACTGTAGCTTTTGCAACCGCTCCTACAACAAACCAAATCCGAGTCGTAGTCCACGCATAAGGAGGCTTAGGTGTCGCGTAAATACCTAACACCTCTTAATCTTGTTAGTGAAGCCAGTGACCCTGGTAACGCCAACATAGGTGACGTTTACTACAACACTACACTTGGCGCTGTTCGCGTCTATACAGCCGCTGGCTGGGTATCAAGCACAGGTACTCAAGGTCCTACAGGGCCTACTGGACCAACCGCTGGGTTAACCCCATCTAACTATGTTGTAGAGGCGGTCTTAACCACTAACCAAGCTTTAACATCTGCTTCTACGGATACAGTTATTGCGTTCACATCACTTGCTGACCCTCAAAGTTGGTTTAACAATACTACTCACCGCTTTCAGCCAAACATTGCTGGGTACTACTATCTAAGCATCAATACGTGGTGGACTAGCTTAAATACAACAAACCAGAGCACCGTACAGATTCGTAAAAACGGTACCGCTGAATTAATACTTGTTAGAACCCCGGACCCCAGTAACGGTTACTTTATATCTGGTGGAAGAGCCGTTTATTTAAACGGAAGTACTGACTATATTGATTGCAGTGCTTGGTCTTCAGTAACAACCCAGTCTCTTCAAAATGGAAACTCTGAAGGAGAAGGAACTAACTTCTCTGCGGTACTTCTAACAACAGGTCCTGGAAGCACTGGACCAACAGGCGCTACCGGAGCAACAGGCCCAACAGGAGCTGCTGGATACGCACTTATTGAGTTAGATGGCGGAAGTGCTACTTCAGTTTATGGAGGAATTACTTCTATTAACGCAGGCACAGCGACAGGATAAGGTAGAATACTAACATGGCTATTCAAATCCAATTTAGGCGTGATACCGCCGCCAACTGGACGTCTGCCAACCCTACTCTTGCTATTGGTGAGCTTGGACTTGAGACTGACACAGGAAAGTTCAAAGTCGGTGATGGCGTTCACACATGGACTGCATTAGCCTATTCATCAGGACCTATCGGACCAACAGGCCCTACTGGTCCGCAAGGACCTACTGGTCCTACAGGCTCTACTGGACCGACTGGTCCGCAGGGAGCAACTGGGCCAACAGGTCCTCAAGGGGCCACCGGCCCTACTGGACCGACAGGTGCCACAGGCCCTACTGGTATTCAAGGACCTCAGGGAATTCAAGGACCGACAGGTCCAACTGGGCCAACAGGAGCAACAGGTCCAACTGGGCCAACAGGAGCAACAGGTCCAACTGGTATTGGTTATGCCAACGTAACATACTTTGGCGGAATTGGTTTCCCTGCAAGTGGTTACACAGGAGTCACGTTCCTATATAACGGAAACCCTGGTGTTGGAGCATATGCAGTAGGTAACCGTGTTCGCGTTGCTCTACAAACAGATATAACCAAGTACATTGAAGGTGTTATCAACAGCATAACATTCACTAACCCTACATGGTCTGTATCTATAAACGTCGACACTTCTTCAGGTAGTGGAACTGTCTCTGGTACTTGGAATGTTTCTTTAGCTGGAAACCAAGGTCAGATAGGACCGACAGGTCCTACAGGGGCGCAAGGCCCAACAGGTCCGACTGGCCCTATTGGAGCGACTGGTCCAACTGGAGCGACTGGCCAAAACGGTGCTACTGGGCCAACAGGACCTACGGGTGCAGTAAGTACAGTGCCGGGACCAACGGGTCCGCAAGGCGCTACCGGTCCAACCGGTCCTGCGGGTGCTACTGGTTCAAATATCTACATTTCAGATACTGCTCCAGCAACAACAACTGCGGGAGCGCTTTGGTATGACTCGGCTGTAGACGCTCTATACATTTACTACTCAAGTGCGTGGGTAGAGGTATCTGGCGGTGGCGGTGGAGGAAGTATCCAGAACTGGGTTACAGAAACCTCGGCGTACACGGCAAGTAATAATGACGCAATCATTGCAAACACAACTGCCGGTTCGTTTACGGTCACTTTGCCGTCAACCCCATCAGTAGGAAACACAGTTACTTTTGTTGATGTATTTGGAACATGGGTTGCTAATCCATTAACGATTACTTCGGCAAACAATATCTCAGGTGCGTCACAAAACCTAGTTTTAAACGTTAACTACGCTACAATTGTACTCACATACATCAGTAGCACATATGGCTGGAAGGTAATGTAATGACCCAATATTTGTCCAACTTTAGTGCAAACTTCACTCCTGAAGAAGCGCTTCTAGATCCAGTACATAAGCTACGTGTATCCACGCCTCAGGCGATGATTGATACCGACTTTGAGTATGGTCTACAGACAACTAAGTGGGAAACCCTCGAACTTTCTAACAACATTCCTTCTTTCTATGTATCCGACTCTGACTCAATCCTTAGCGGAGTATCCTCGGTTCAATCAACCGTTGGCTCTAACGTTATTGTTGTGAATACTAACGCACCTCACGGCTTAGTTCAAGGCTCACCTATCGACGTTCGTGGCCTAGCCTACATTACTGCTGAGGGTCAATTCCTAATCCAAGCTGTACCGAACTCAACATCATTCACATACAAAGCCACGTATAACTCTACCTACACAGGCGATATTAGCACTATCTACACGTCTATTACTCCGGGCCAGTTCTACGCTGGCTCTAACGTTCCTTATGACCCATCTGTTGGAGTTACTACAGATGGAAACAACCCATCAACCATTCTTATTACAACCCCATCAGTCCATGGATTTGCGGTTAACTCCAACTTCTATGCTGTAAACACCATTGGCACAAAGCAGATTACTATCACAAGCACCTCTGCAACAGCGCCTGATGGAAACCCTTATGTTGACTCTCGTCAAACACTAACAACCACATTCTCTGCTGTTAGTAGCCTATTTGAAACTGAGCAAGTCACATCTACTTATTTCTTTAAGTTCAACGCTACAAACGTCGACGTTTCTGGAAGTCGTATTCTTTGGCCTAACAGCAACCTTAAGGCTAACGACACGCTTGTGTATGTCCCTTCTTCAGGAGATACTCAAATTGGTGGACTGCAACGTTTCCAAGTTTATTATGTTCAGAACCCAACAACCGCCGGCTTCCAACTCAGTTCATCGTTTAACGGGTCTCCTATCACCTTTACAGGGGCTGGAACATACAACTATGGTCGACATAAGTTGCACCTCTGCTATGAAGCGTACTATCTAACCAAGTATAGTTACAGCTATGAGACAGATTTTTACACAACTGCTGAGTGGACAGGTTCGGGCTCTGGTTGGGATTTGAAGAGCGGAAACGGTGTTGCTAGCACATCGACTAACCCAAACAATGGCAGCTCTTACTGGTACGGCCTAGGTAACCAAGGTCCTCGTTACAAGATTACGTTCAGCCCAACAGGCTACTACCTTCCATCAAGCGTGAGCTACCCGTTCTACAGCACAAGCCAAAACGGCAACTTTACTATGAACGAGTCGAACAATTATCCGACTGAGTGGAACTTCATTGAAAACTTTGACCGCTATAAGAACTCTTACTCAACCTATCAAACATATAACCTATGGTCTTACGGTGACGGAGTTATCCGCAGCTACGGAGACAACTCTTACCAAGATTACTACGGCTATTATTCTTACTACCTTGGTAGCGGTAACGTCTTTGTTATGTTCCTTACAGATGACGCTGAAGCCGACACTTTCTACTACCCTAACCATGGGTTAGTTCAAGGCTCTAGCGTAACTTACACGCTTTCTTCTGGGTCAGCTCCTCAGATTTTCCCATATATTCAGTATGACCCATTTGGCTCTTACTCATACCCAAATGCGTATCTTACTAACAACGTCAGCTCCACTATCAACGTGGTTAACGCCAACCGCTTCCAACTTCTATACAGCCCTAGCGGTAACAACTATACTGCCCCTTACGGCTATAGCTCGAACAGTGGTGCTGCCATTCGCTTCTCTCAAGGAGCTGGAACATACAGCTTTACGGGTACACAAGCAAACCCAACAGCTAACACCATCTACTCTTTGAACCACGGCTACTCAGGTGGAGAGCGAGTTTATCTATCCGTATCTGGAACTGGAGCCGCCCTTCCATCTGTTCAATCGGGCTCAATTACCATCAACCCATCTCTTTCTGGTGGAAACCTAGGAACTGCTTGGAACATTTGGAACGCCGCTCTTAACGCTCAGTTGACAGCTAACTCATCCTCTGTTGCAAACATTACCCTTAATGGTCAGCAGAACAGTGCTTACCCTATTTATACAAATAACCCTAGTGGTCAAGGTGCGATGTACCAGTTCTACTACCAAGGCGACTACATGTACGACGGTCAGACCTCCCTCGGTACAAGCAATTACGGCAGTAACTGGAACTGGTCTGCTATTCCAAGCGACCACGCTGCGGGAACCGCTCTTCAAGGTGAAGGATTTAGCCAAGCAGGTACCCCTTGGTCTTCAAACCAATCAGTTCCTCACTATAGCGTTCTATACACGGCTCAAAACTCAGGAGCCTACAACGATTTTCGTCTATATTCTTATGTTTCATGGGCTTACTACCCAGATTATTACAGCAACTACTTCAACATTAACGTTACTGGTGACTGGTACCTCAGCTACGGCTATCAGATTCGTGACGGAATTAGTGGTGTTCCAGGCTTTGTTCACGTTCAAGGCGTGTTCTGGAAAAACAGCTGGAATAACCAAGGAGCTGGCGGCAACAGCTGGTATGCCTACCAAGATGCGTACTTTGGTTACTCTTACCCATATAACAACTCAGGTAACAACTACCGCTATTTGAAGTTCGATACCGTGTTCAACCTACAGGCTGGTGCGTCATTTAGCCCGTCAACTCTGTACACATTTATGACAAACGCTGTGTCTTCATTTGCGTCATCGTTTTCATACCCAACATTGACCACAGCGAACCCTGCGTACATAACACTCTACAACGCTAACCGCTTTGGCTTGCAAGACCAAAATAAGCAGTTTAACTATCAGTTCACAAGCACGGGTACACCAAACATTATCCTTAAGCAAAGTGGTCTAGCTGGTGCTCTAGATGGAACTTATTCAGTAACATCCACACCATCTACTAACAGTTTTACTCTCGCGCTTCCATTCCAAGCACCTGTAGACACGATTAACGCTGATGCCACTACGGTTTCTAATAACCTTATTAAGATTCCTAATGGCCATTACTTCAGCATGGGCGCAAAGATTACTTACCTAAATAACGGTAACGCTAACATCTCTGGTCTAACAAATGGAACTACATACTACCTATATATCCAAGATGACCACTATGTTGGCTTCGCAACTAGCTATCTAAACGCTACTTCTAAGCAGCTTATTAGCATCTCGGCAGGTACTGGAACCCACTTAATTCAGTACAACCTAGTTGCTGGAACAAGCGTTGCTGCTGGAACAGTTACTGTTACTGCTGGAAGCAACCTTATTGTTGGAGATTCTAACACCCTGTTTCGCCGTTACTTTAAGGTAGGCGACACCTTTATTGTTAAACAAAATGGTTCTGCAGGAGCCCCTGGAACTCTATACTACTACCAAGTAGCGAGTATCACAGATGACCAGAATCTTATTATTACTGGTGCTGTAGGTTTTACGCAGAGCGGTGCAAACTACTTCTTCTCTACAAAGTTCTACGTACGCCCAGATGGTTTCGCTATTCACCGCCCTTACGATGGCGGTATTCAGCTTACCGCTGGTACGGCTCCGAACTCTCAAACAGTTCGTCAGACTCGTAAGTACTTCCGTTACCAACCTGGTAAGGGTATTCAGACGTCTGCTGGTATTAACTTCAACCCTCCAGTCAGTTTTAACACCCTCAACCTATCCACAACAACAACAACAACTGCTGTCGGAACGGCTTCAGCTTCAGCAACAGTCACTCTTGCTTCTTCCAACACCAGCATCTATCCTGGACAAAAAGTAACAGGAACAGGTGTCCCTACCGGAACGTATGTTCAGTCAGTCACATCTTCTACTCAGATTGTTCTGACAAACTCTGTAACCTTGTCAAGCATCACGTTGACATTCTCTGGATATGTTGCTATAGCAACCACCCGTTACCCACACCGCTTGTCTGCCGGAAACTCTATCTTGGTATCGGGTTCAGGTGATAACGCGTACAACGGTGCTCAGAGTGTAAACGTAATTATCGACCAATACACGTTTACGTTTAACACCACATCCCTGCCTACCTCATCAACCCCTAGTGGTTTGATTGAGTTTAACGTTCAGGGGTACAGCGGGTCGTACACACGTGTAGGTATGTATGACTTCCAGAACGGTTTCTTCCTTGAGTACGACGGTTCTGTTCTATGGGCAGTTCGTCGCTCCTCTACCCAACAGCTTTCAGGAACTGCGCAAGTGGTTAACGGAAGCGGAGTAGTTAACGGAACAAACAGCAACTTCTCTGGACAGCTTGTTATCGGAGATAAGGTTGTTATTCGTGGAGGAACATATCGAGTAGTTGCTGTAAACAGCTCTAGTCAGATTGTTGTACAGCCACAATACAAGGGTGTTTCTGCCTCAAACGTAATCATCTCCAAGACTATTGATACTCGTGTTCCTCAAAGCCAATGGAGCATCGACCACTGTGATGGAACTGGGCCTACTGGTTACGTTCTTAACATCAACAAGATGCAGATGATTTACCTAGATTACTCTTGGTACGGCGCAGGTAAGATTCGTTTTGGTTTCAAAGACCAATACGGACACATCCGTTATGTTCACGAGTTTATCCATAACAACTTGCAGGATATTGCCTACATGCGCTCAGGTAACTTGCCTGCTCGTTATGAGATTGAAAATGGTCCAAACCCAACGTACGTACCAAGCCTGTACCACTGGGGTACCTCGGTTATCATGGATGGTAACTTTGACCCTGATAAGGCTTACTTGATTACTGCTCCGTCAAATAACTTGACGTTTACCAACGGTCAATCAAATACAGCTACTTTAACAGCAAGCTCATCCGTTACCTACTCGTATAACTCATACAAGCGTACGTATGACTGGTATGACGTTCTTACATTTAATGCACAGGATGCGTCCAAGTTCCCATCAGGAACACCTCTCTACTCAGCAGATAACCAACTTAACGGAGCGCAGACAGTTGCCTATACAGAGTACTCAGGAACTTCTGTTCTTGTGTATATCTATTTGCAGTCTGGATACTACTATCCAAACTCATATGCAAGCTTCAATTCAGGAACAGTTATCACTGCCGGTGCTACAGTAAGCACTATCAATATCGGTACTGCTTTGCTTCCTCTTATCAGTATCCGTCTTGCACCTTCGGTTGACTCTAACTTGACAGGCGCACTCGGTGCTCGTGAAATCATCAACCGTATGCAACTGCACTTGAACGAAGCTGAAATCACCACTACGCACGACTCAACCATCTACATGATTCTTAACCCTGGTTTGAGTAACGTAGGGTGGCAAACTGTAGGAAAGCCTTCGCTTTCCCAGTACATTGCACACAACGCTGGTGATACGGTTGCTGGAGGACTTAACCTCTACTCCTTCCGTGCATCGGGTGGTTCGGTTGACCAGACTACGGGTCGTCGTTTGTCTAACACTAACGCCTTCCCACTCTCTGGAATCACTGATATGGGTAACAGCATCCTTGGCGGTGACTTCACTTATCCAAATGGTCCAGACATCCTGACCTTGGCCGCAAAGGTAATCGATACCACTGGTATCGGCGCAGCACAGCCTTACGGAATCACTGGTCGTATGTCTTGGTCAGAATCGCAGGCATAATATGGCTATCTCATTCCCAGCGTCCCCAACACTTAACCAACTCTTTGTAGCTGGAAACACTACCTTCCAATGGGATGGTAGCAAGTGGAACACGTACTCGTCGGCTCAGATTTTTACTGGGCCTACGGGACCAACTGGCTCATCTGCACCTAACTTGTATACCGCTTCAGCAACTCAACCTGCAAACCCTGTTCAAGGTCAAGCATGGTTCAACACCAACACTGGTTCGGAGTTTATTTACTACGGTACTCAATGGGTTGAGATTGGAGCTGGAGCAGCCGGCCCAACAGGTCCTACTGGACCAACGGGAGCAACTGGTCCTACTGGAGCGGCTTCTACTGTAACAGGTCCAACTGGAGCTGATGGAGGCGTGTTTTCTGTAAACGCCCAAAGCGGTACCTCTTACACGCTTGTCGCTTCTGACTCAAAAGCAGTAATCTCTATGACAAGCTCTTCATCAAACACTCTTTACATACCAACAGATGCCTCTGCTACGTTCTCTGTTGGAGCGTTTATTACAGTTATTCAGACTGGATCAGGGCAAACAACAATTCAAGCAACAACGCCCGGAACAACAACAGTCGTATCAAACGCGATAACTGCGTCGGCGCCAACTATTAGAACTCGATATAGCTCAGCTAGCCTTATAAAAACAGCAGCAAATAGCTGGACAGTTGTAGGTGATATATTGTGAGTTGGTTTATTGGGGTTATTAGCTCCTCTAAATCTGCGCACCTTCTTCCACGATATGGGTTTTCCATAGCCCAAGGCGGTACGTTTTCCCAATACTCATACGCGGCAGATACAGCAGCTACAGTAAGCAACAGTTCCGTTTCAAGCAATCCTCCTGGTCAAAATCCAGGAACGGGATTCAGCAACTTAGGTGTGGCAGGTTACTGGGCCGGTGGACCAAACTCAGGTCAAGACTCTATTAAAAAGATGCCCTTTTCCACCCTTAGTGCCTCTACTCTTTCTAGTAAAACTCAGCAAGCAGATGGTTCGTACCAGTTCGCTTCTTATGCAAATGGGTTTCAGGCAGGAGGTTACCCAATATCAGGTACCAGCACTATTATGCCAGTAATTAAAATAAGTTTTTCTACAGACACTACTACCAATACTTCAACGTATCCTTGGGGCTCAACTGGTTACAACCAATACGGGGGAAATATGACTAGACGGTCTACAAGTGCATACTTAACTCCTGGGTATAATGGTAGCGGCGGAAGTAACGTAATTCAAAAATATGTTTTTTCAACAGACACGTCTTCAAGTGTGTCCGCAACTACGGCAACCAATATGACGTCAAGCACAGGACTGTCAAGTAACTCTAGCGGATATTATAAAAACAATAGTCCTGATACCGAGTACAAGTTTAGTTACTCAACTGAAACAAGCAGTAGTTTATCTCAAAGCGTTACCTTAAGCAGTGGAAACACTGTCACCGCATTCTCTGACGCTAATACTGCGGGATACTATGCTAAAGATTATGTCTATGAGAAGCGTTTATACTCTACAGATACCACTTCAAACATATCTAATACTAATGGAACATTTGAGCTTGGGGTGAGTCTTTCACAAAATGCGTAAAGAATTAACAACAGCTATGTCGTCAGTGTCTAAAAATATATTAGATGAGATTGAAGAAATCACTCAATCACGTTCTAAGTTTCAACTTGAAAAGTTTGTTATAAACCAACATGACACAGAAGAAATGCGCTACGTTCAATGCCTTTTAGAAATTGATTCTTTGTACTACAACGCAAAGCTTCTAAGCTTCGACATACAGAAAAAAGAAATTCAAATTCAACGCCTATTGGCCACTAATGATGAAATTGATGCCATTGACGCGCAGATAAAGATGTTTGAAATGGATAGAGTTAAAAATAATGCTCTAGGTATTGCTAGAGAATTAAACCATTTAATTAAGATATACCACAGTTTTTCAAAGAAATACACAAGAGCTGAAATAGAGGAGGCTCAACCAGACTATTGGGACAAGCGCTTGAAGCGTCAGTCTGTCCTTGAGGCTTTAAGTGGAAGCGCGTCTCAGGCATCTAACTTAGAAGCTTTAAGGCAGATGGGTGTAATTGAAGTAGGGGAACATGGCATTAAAGAAGCTGGTCAAACCTTTATCTTAGACACTGAGACCTCTTTAGACCAAATAGGCTAAAATTAAAAACACCTAATCCGTAAAGGACATAAAATGGCTATCAGTTTTCCCTCTTCACCGACAACTAACCAGACCTATACCTATGGCAATAACACATGGTCGTGGGACGGTTCGGAGTGGGCGCTAGTTCGTAGTGCAGCATCTCCGACTGGCCCTACTGGTCCAACAGGCCCTCAAGGAGCGACTGGTCCAACCGGCTCTACTCCAACAACAGCTAACACTGCAACCTCAGCTACAACAGCTAATGGATTAGGTTTTATTGGTATCCCTCAAGACGCGCAATCAGGCAGCACGTATACAACAACTTATGCTGATGAGGGCTCCCACATTTATTTAACTAATGCTGCCCCTACAGTTACCATCCCCTCTAACTCTTCTGTAGCTTACCCTCTAGGAACAGTGATTACCTTTATCGCTAGTAGCTCTACAACTGCAAGCGTTACTTGCTCAGACACAATGTACCTTGCTGGTGTTGGTACAACAGGGGCTAGAACGCTTGCTCCGTACGGTATTGCAACAGCAATTAAAGTCGCCTCAACTACGTGGTTTATCTCAGGTAATGGGCTTTCTTAATGAGTGCCGTATCCCACTCTGTGTTGGGGTTTGTAATACCCACTAAGTTTACGGCTACCGCTACAGGTTCGTATTCAATTACACGTTATGGTGACCACGCATATGCTGTCTTTACTGGCAATGGTTCTTTTAACGTATCCGTGGGCGGTACTACAGACATCGTTGTTGTAGCTGGCGGTGGAGCAGGAGGGAGCTCTAGCGGGGGTGGTGGTGGAGGCGGTGGAGTCATCGTACAAAACTCTTACAACTTAACCCAAGGTTCTTACGCAGTCACAGTTGGTGCAGGCGGTTCAGGAAACGGTGTTTCGGGAAGCAACTCTTCTTTTGGCTCTCTCTTTACCGCTGTTGGCGGTGGAGCGGGAGGCGGGGCTTCACAGGGCGCTTCAAATGGTGGCTCTGGTGGTGGAAGTAACTATGGTAGCTCTGTAGTTGGTTCACAGGGAACTGGAACAAGCGGTCAGGGCAACAACGGCGGTTACGGATATGATGGTTACAGTTATGGTGGAGGTTCTGGCGGTGGCGGGTTTAACGAAGCAGGTCACCCAGGAAACAGTTTTCAAGGAAACTACTTTGCTGGTTCAGGTGGTTTAGGAAAATATATTTACGGAATTATGATGGGCGCTGGTGGCGGAGGACAAGATGGAGGAAGCGGCCAAGCTTCTGGTGGTGCTAAAGGCACTCAAGGAAAAGGCTATGGGTCTTACACTTCAAGTTCAGCCACTGGAGGAAACGCTAATACTGGAAACGGTGGCGGTGGTGGAAGCGGTACTAACACAGGCGGTTCTGGAATAGTTATTGTAAGGTGGGCAATATGACGGCGTATACATTCCCTACGGTTCCGGGCAGCTATAGCAAGGGCGATACAATTAGATTTAACTACACAGGTTCACAAGTAACATTTGTAACCTCGAACATCAACACTATGAAGATTGAGTTGTGGGGCGCTGCTGGAGGCGTGACTTCAGAAACCCCTGGCTACGGCGGGTATACCTATGGAACTTATTCAGTTTCACACGGCACTACTCTGTACATCTCTTGCGGAGGTCAAGGAGGAAACCAAAACCAAAGCAACACAGCAACAGCTGGTTGGAATGGTGGAGGTAACGGAGGATTAAACTCAGGTCAAAACAAGGTGGGCGCAGGAGGAGGAGGAATGACTGACGTACGCGTCGGTGGAACTTCCTTTGGTAATGTGATTCTAATTGCTGGCGGTGGCGGCGGCTCAGGAACAAAGAACGTCGCTATTACAGCTGGATCTCCGGGAGGAGATGGTGGAGGAGGCGGGTTCTTAGCCGCTTTTCTAAATAACAGCTATTCAGGCACCAATATTGTCTCTCCAGGAACACCTGGTGCTATGTCAGGCTACGGCGGTTTTGGCGGCCCTGGCACAGACTCTGCTGGGGGTACCGGAGGCTATCCAGGTTCTGGAGGTAGTGGAAACGCAGGTAACGGCTCCGCTGGTCAAGGTGGTACTGGAGGAAACGATAGCGGCGCCTATTCTCAGTACAACTACACAGGCCCGGGTGGTGGCGGTGGTTGGTTTGGGGGTGGAGGAGGCGGAGCTTCTGGCATTGACGGCCGTGGAAATGGCGGGGCTGGCGGAGGCTCTGGCTATATAAACTCTAACTACATCACGGCGTACGGCGGAGAAACTGGGGTAAACTCTGGAGCCGGTTACGCAATAATCACTGTTCTAACTTAATATTCAGGTATACTTACACTCTTACGAAGGAGATAATGATGGACTACAGCGAGCTAACGCGCACAGAAGTTGACAGCCCAGACCCAAACTATAAGCGTTTTGAGATGAAAGACCCACAAGGCAATATTGTTGGGTATGAGCATGAGCATGTGAGCCCTACCCCGGTACAAATGCCTAAGGTTGATGGTGAGAGCTTTAAGCCCTTTGACCCCACCACTGTTCCTCCTGTAACTCCTGCCCCTGTAACCCCTGTAAATCCACAACAGCCTGTTACAGTTACACCTCCACCAGCTGATGGCGGGACACCTCCTGCTGCAGCGCCTACAGCACCTACTGGCCCAACTACACCTCAAGGATAATCAATGAGCGCATCAGAAGCAACAAAGACAGTCAACAGCTTGGCTGCACTTCCTGACGATAAGGGAAAGATCAAAGCGTTGACGATTGAAATTAAGTACGAACTTAACGGCTACTCAAATATGTACAAGTATGAAGCTGCTGGTGAATGGACACCTTCAGACTTGGCGGGTCTTCGACCAGATGTTATTGAAGGTCTAGTAGACTTTACACAGCTTGACCCACAGTTCGATACGGACTACGCTGCATACACATCAACTACTAACTAAGGACTACTATGACCGATTCACCAATTGAAGACGCAGAAGTTGTTTCAGAAACACCTGCAGACGATCAAACTCAAGCACCTGCCCCAGAGAAGTACGAAACTGCTTTTGTAGTTCTTAAGCGTGAAGACGGCACGTACGTAGCCGCTTCAGATATCCATATGCAGTTTGATATCGAGCGTGCTTCAAGCATGATGGATGTCAAGCGCGGTGCTCAAGACGTCCTTGATGCTATTTATCAAATGGAACTCAATCAAGCGCTCAGCTTTACTATGAGCCGCATGATGCCACAACAGAACCCAGATCACACACACTAATGAAGATAGCAGTCTATACGATTGCTCTAAATGAAGAACAGTTTGTAGAGAGTTGGTACAACTCCGCTAAAGAAGCGGACTACTTACTTATTGCAGATACAGGCTCTACAGATAAAACTGTAGAGCTTGCTTCATCTTTAGGCATACATGTCGTAAACATCAGCGTTCATCCTTGGAGATTTGACGACGCTAGAAACGCTTCTCTTGCCGTTTTACCAGCAGATATTGATTACTGCGTTGCTCTTGATATGGACGAGCAACTACAGCCAGGATGGCGTGAGCATCTAGAAAAAGCCACTGCTACCCGTCCTCGGTACACATACACATGGAACTGGAACCCGGACGGAAGCCCGGGCCTTCAATATCAAGGCGATAAAATCCATGCACGTCACGGATATCGTTGGAAGCACCCCGTGCATGAAGTGTTGATTAATGACAGGGTTCAAGAGACTACTGAAACAGTTGGTTTAGAGATTCACCACCACGCGGATGATACAAAGTCCAGAGGTCAGTACTTGCCTTTATTGGCACAGTCTGCTGTAGAAAATCCCGACGATGACCGCATAGCTTTTTACTATGCACGTGAGCTGTTTAACTACGGACTATACAAGCAAGCTAAACCGGAATTCCTTCGCCACCTAGGCCTGCCGAAAGCAGTATGGGCGCCTGAGCGCGCCGCATCTATGCGGTATCTTGCAAAAATAGAAACAGGTGTTGAACGACTTAAATGGATGTTAAAAGCTGAAAGGGAATCTCCTGGCCGTAGAGAAGTAATTGTGGAGATAGCACAGTACTACTATGAGTTAGAGGATTGGAAAAACGTCCTTTACTATGCG